TTGTGGAAGTCATGTATGACAAGGAGTTGCGGTTGGCTTTATAAAACGGGCCTTCAGGATATTCAACAGGCTTTGACTTTAACTTCTTTATCTCACCCTTGATAAGAAATTCACCTAGTCTATTATATAGACTTATAAGTAGTTTTCTCAATAGCTTTATCTCCTCTGAGCCACTTGCCACAATCGTTACACTGGAAACGCTGGTAGCTAGCAGTGATAGTCCTAGAGAAGCCTCTGCGTTGCAGGCTAGTAGAGCTACAGTTGCTACATCCACCCTCTATACCATTATACAATGCCGAGTGTGGGTGGTTCTTAATCCAAGGCTTTAGTATCTCATAAAGGTCAATCAACAGGTCAACGTCCTGAATCTGATACTCTTTCATCTTAGCCCAAGACTTCTTGTCATCAGCCATACAACCAACCCAGAGGTCAAAACCTGAGTGCTGAACTTTAGCACCAACACCAAGTGTTTGAGCCACATAGTCGAGCTTGTTAGATGGGAACTTAAACTGAGACTTCACAACACGCATCAAGTCAAGCTCTTTATAAGGAGATGGTGGCAAGTAGCCGTTCTCCAAGAACTCTCGCTTGATATGCTTGCTATCAAATGCTGCTGAGTTCCAGCCCACTAGCACATCAGCTTCTTCCATAAGCTTGTGCAGTTCATCAAGCATTGCCTTCTTACCGTGGTGGTGAACGGACTTAAAGTTTACCTTTTTCTCACCGTACCACCTAGCACCAAAGCAAATCACCTCGGTTGATTCCATTAGCTGATTGATTGAAACATTCTGTTGCCATAGCCCCCAAACAAACGCTAAGTTGGGGCTTGTTTCTAAGTCAAGAAATAGTATTTTCATTATCTCCAGCCTTTCTCTAGTGTTGGCATATGTTTTGAATTTCTCAAATGGATTACCCCATGCCTGACAGCATCCATTGCGTGTTCTTTTCCTGGAATATAAAGACCCAGCTTCTTTAGCCTATCGTTGTCACACAGTGGCTTTAGCTTTGGTTCTTGATATATAATTTCTGTTGTTGGATATAGTGCCTCAAGTGCACCAATGATGTACACAGGTGAGAGGTCAGCTCCATAGATTCCTTCTCTTAAACTAAAGGATTCGCAAACAATCTTGTCAATCCTCCAGTCATCGAGAACGTCCCAGTGAAAGTCTAGGAAGCCCTTTAGCCCACCCTTGACCTGACCTACTTTTAAAATCTCTAGCTCTTGTTTATCGCTTACTTCCATAATTGTGTAACCAGTAGTACCACCTGGGTCTAGACTAAGAATTACTTGTTCCAAGATTTTCCTCCAATTCATCTAGGTATACCTGATAAGTGGTTCTGTTTTTAAGCATCTCACGCAACTGAAAGCATTGCTTAGAAAGTGGGTAGACTGAGCCGTTAAGATACTTCTCTGCGTGAAAGTTAACTGCAGCCAAGTCATATTTTACGTTGTCAAACTTAGCCTTCATGCTTTGATTATTTACTGTCATTATTCCTCCTACTTATAGAACTTTGGCTAACGCCAGTAAGCTTGGAAATCATTCCTTGTGACGTGCCCCCTTGGAGTGCCTCGGAGATGAGTTGATAATCGGTTTCGCCGTTCGACCTAGAATAAAGTACATTACGTAGTATTTCAAGAGTGCCAACATTTAAATTTCCTCCAGTCTTGGTATTTTTACCAATCATTTTACTTATTGAACTATGACTTACTTTGTTATTTACTATTGCTGATATCTGCCTACTTGAAAGCATATCATAATCAGCAAGTATTTTTATTTGCTTGTGCAGTTCATCACTATCCATTGAGTGAACATTGTCCCTCACCCAGATAGCTAGGTTTAATAATTCAGAGACCCTTATTTGCTCAGACCTGTTCATTAAACAATCACCTCAAGATAGCTCTTGCGGTTGTCAACTGTAATCTGTACACGTGCCTGAGAATGTAGCGCCTGAACCATCTCGTCAAACTCACGCTTACGCTTATTGCTAAACTTGCGGTAGGCTTCCTCATAGCGAATCTTTCCACCTCTGTCAATAACCAAAGCCTCCAGCTTATCAACATCTCTCTGCCATTCAGATGCAGAGATTGCGCTAGCCATCTTAATTAGGTTCTTGAACCAGTCCTGAGAGTAGTAGATTGCGGTGAGCATATGGCGAAGTTCGACCTGCTCCTTTTGTTCGTGCATCGCAAGAAGAATCGCACACTTCCAGACAGACAAGGCAAGTCGCTGGCGTGAAGGCTCAATAGAGTCACGCTCTGGGTGGTTATCTGCCCAGTTGCCCATCTCCCACTTGAACTGGTTAAATCTCTCTAGTGCTGGTTCGCTCAATCTGATTGGTCTTGGACTTGGCTCACCCTTCTTCTGCCAGAATACAACAGCATTGTAAATTCCCTTCACAAGGTTATCCATTACAGAATCCTTGACGATAACTTCATACTCGTCTGCCTGCTGAATGTCCTCAAGCTCTTTGCTTCTGTCTGGAGTTTCCGCAGTCACGTAAATAAATCGTGCCAAGAATCCAGAACGGAAGTACTCAGTAGTTAAAACATCTGCCACCTTGCTTGTGATACCCATCAAGAACATCACGAAGTTAGTTGTTGCTCTTTCAGTTTGAGACTTGCCCTTACCAGAACGGATAACCACTGGCACGTGTCCATCGTAAAGCTCAGTAAATCTTTCTGCAGCTGAGGCCATGTAGGTCTTGTTGATAAAGTCCTTGAACATACCCTGTACTTCATCCCTGTGCAGTAGGCTAGTCTTGCCGTCACGCTCTGCAAGAATTGCAGTCACACCTTCAGGAGTTGCATCAGAACCAATGTCAATCTGGTAGCCAGAGTATTTCTCAAACTCACGAATCATCCTAAGCATTAGGTTTCTGCTGGTTGACTTACGAGTTAGGGTTGTCTCACCAAGCACCATAAACCACAGGTTCAGACCCATCTTGCCGTACTTGGGTATGGCGTAACCTATATCGGAGAAGGCTGATGATAGCACAGTAAAGGCGCTCGCAATATGGTACTGCTGGGCGGCATCGGTCTTGGACTTAGCCCAATCCATGTAGTCATCAATAAAAGTTCTACGACTGTCAACAACATATTGCTCATCTTCGGTTAAAAACTTTGCATCCTCTTTTACAATAGCACTTGAGACAACAATCGGTTCTACTGGCTGATATTCTACTACAGAACCCTGCTGGTAAGAAGAACCTGCACGCTGAACCTCACGCCATAGGTCACCGTCTGCATCACCACGCTTTGGTCTAAGAGGGGAGTGATACTTATTGCACTTTGCGTTTCTAGCAACAACGAAAACTTCCTCAGCAGTCAGTCCCTGCCTAAACAATTCAAGCTCAAGCTTCCACAACAGCTTTGACATATCTGCATTGGCTGGTGGTTGCTCCATGTACAGGCCAATAATCTCTGGATTGCTTTGTATCTTAGCCATAGTTGCCATTAGGTCAGGCCACTGTGGTGGCAATTCTTTTAGTGAAAGGTCTCTGATTGGCTCAACCTCAACATCACCATACTGTTCGTTTATTTCGGTTAAGCTATAGATTGCACCATTCGAAATAGCTGTGACTGGATAGTCTTTGCCTTCTTTGCGGTTCATGGAATTTGGCACACGAAGTAGCTTAGTGCTATTCCAGCCAGACCTATCGCAACCTTGGTGAGAGTGAGCATAGGCAATCTTCTTTGCTACCAGTGCAATCTCCTGAGGGTCGTGTTGCCCATCAAGAATCCAGTAGGTGTGCCAGCGACCTTCACTGGTTTGCACAGAAATAGATGGCTCAATCAGAAAGTTTTCTGGCTGACAACTGTCAGCATCAGCATAAACTACAGATACGGTTTTAGCGTTTTCTTTTATTCTTCTAGGTGAGCCAAACAAAATAGGTGAGAAGTAAACATCACCGTTAGCGTTGTTGGTTGAGTGAATAACCATCTGCTCTTTGTCCTGTGGGTAGTCAAAGAACTTCTGGTCAGTAAGCTCACCACTAGCTGGATGCCTAGTGACAATGGTTGCAAGACCAGTTGCCTCGCCATATATGGCATCGAAGAAATCACCTGTCTTCAATATGTATCCTCCTTATAGATAAATGAAATATTTATTTGTGTTGTCCCTCGACAAGGAATCGAACCTTGTTGCACGCACAAAGGAGGAAGGCGTGAAACACCAGTGGAGGGTAATGTGCGTTGTTTACGTGACGCACCCCACGTTGCCCATTAGTTAGACCCAGACATCGGATACAACTGGAGTTGCACCAAGCGAACCTAGCAAAGAATCTGTAGTTGCTTTATCAAAGCCAGCTACTTCATTTCTATCCTCGCCGTTCTGGTCTTTCCCCACCTTGACACGAACACCAACTGGCTTACCTAGAAGCTCGTTGTTTTCTGGGACTTCAAAGTCACCAGACTTCATGTCATAGCCAAGTGCCTTAAAGAAGCTCTGAGTCTTCCAGAAGTCACCTGCCACGTAGAGTGCAATGTAAGCAAACACTCTACGGTTTTCGTACTGCCCATTCGAAATCCTAAACTGAACATTCAGTCTTGGCTTTCCCTCGTTAGGACCTGAACGCACCTGCTCTTGCTTTACATCAAAGATGGTTGCGTTATATGAACCAGCTGGAATAGCTGACATCGGTGCACCACTTGAAGATGATGTTGCTAGTGCGTCTTCGGTAATACCTGTAATTTTAATACCACTCATTACTTAGTACCTCCTTCTTTAATTAGACCCATGATTTTTTTCATGGATGGTTGTGTTATTTTTGCTGGCAGATTGAATCTATTCTTAGTAATCAACCTGTTAGATGGCGCTACAATCAGCACCCTCTGTGGTACTCCCTCTACCTCTTCAACTGTTAGATAACCAACAATGTCAGGGATTCCTGGGAGTGTGCTCTTGAATGAACCAGGAAGCATTGCAGTTGTCTTTACTGCTCCAGTGTTTTCGTCCTTGTCATCAAGTGAGTGAGCTATGATAATCGAAGTAAATGGTGCTGAGTGCAAAGACCTGAATACATTGTTAGCCCAGTTCTTCAAGTCACCCCAGCGACCAAACTTATTGTTTTGGTTTTCTGGTTTTTCCCCAAAATACTTTTCTGCTCTGTCCATTACTACACCAATCGTGTCTATGATTACAGTCTTGTATTTATGAGGTTTAGATAGCAAGTCATCAGTCACTGCAACAAACTGCTCGTGTGTTGAGATGTTTAACACATCAACATTCTTCCAGTCTCGTGCTATGGCAGATGCCCCACCTTCGGCATCAAGCAAGAGCACAGGACCCATGCCTTCAACCTCTGCTGCAGATGCGGCTAGCCAAGTCTTACCTCTGCCAGCATCAGCAAAAATCAGTATACTCTTTGGTGCGTTTAGAGCTTCTGCTTTGTGAATAAACTTTGCAAAGCTTAGCTCTGGAAATTCGCTACTCATATTTTCTCCTTCTTCCATCCTTGTATTTGACATTCTATCACATATTTGATTCACCACAAAATTAGGTGAATCTTGGGCGTGTCGCTAAATGCCCACGTTGCACTTAAAGCACAGTGGGTGTGGTGCTATTGAGTCTGGGTGTAGCCCTTCCTCAAGTTCTTTCCATAGGTACTTTACCCTATTCCAAAGTGCTAGTGCAATTGACTCATCATAGTCTACTGAATAGACCCAGATGTCGTTCTCATAAGTTCCGTCTCTGTTTATGAACACTAGGCTAGCTCTGTCAATCTTAGTGCCTGAGTTATTTAGACCCCAAGCATAGAGTTGAACTTGACCTATGTATTTCTTTAGTGTGTTCTCGCTGTCCTCATCACTCTTGAGACCAGCAACTAAGTTCTGTAGCTTTTTTATCTTTGGTCTTGAGCTGGTCTTCCAGTCAATCAGATGATTGCGACTAGGAATAACCAAGTCAGGCCGAGAGTTAACGACACCGTAGCCATCAATATCTCCAAGCGTGATTTTATCTTCCACAACAAAATCAAAGTCGTTAGCATGAACACCATTACCAATGCTGTGCTCAATGAAAGAATGAATTGCAGTTCCAATTTTGCCTCCTAACCAATACTTAATCTCTGGCTCTGGCTCATTTAGTAAAGCCTTTGCCAAGTGCTTAGTGCAAGGGTCTGATATATTACTTGCTCCAACTTTTCTTTGCAGGTCTCTCTCAGACTTCTGTGTGAATAGACTCACAGTAAAGTCTTTGACCTCAGTATCAGTCAAGCTCATAAATCATTTCCTCCTTAGTAAAGTTTATCCCACCCCAGATGCCCCACTCCTGCCTGCTAGCAACCGCAAAGTCGTAGCACTGCTTGAGTAGTGGGCAACCAGAGCAAAGAATTTCTGCTTGCTCTTCGCTTACATTTTCTGGATTGTCAATGTAAAGATTCGGTTCTAAGATGCAAGGTATGTTTGATGGTGCTGTTTTGTTTATACCCTTCTGAAGATTGTACCATAGTTCTTGAGAATTGTCAAGTAGCAACACGCTTTCTGGAATCTCAAATACTTGATTCTTTTCTTTCTTTGGTCTTGCAACGCCACCATTTTTTACCTTGTTTCTTTGATACTTCTCCCTTGCATATTGCTTGCGACATTCCCTGCAAACTCTTGCATTGTCATAAGCACGAATGAAAGTATTTTCTTCGTTGAACTCATGCCCCTTAGAGCAATGAGAACCTCTTACTCTTTTCTTACCCCAAGGATTATGCTTCTCAGCTTCTTCCCATTGGTATTCCGTCACTTCTTGGGAGCTTCAAATGCTAGGCGAGTAATTTCTTCAGCTGCAAGTAGCACAGCGACAGGAGCTGCAGCTGTGATTAGCACACCAATCCAAGCCCTAAAGTCTGTAAGCTCACCATTCCAGAATGAAAGTGTGTGTGCAATGTTTGCCACCACAGAGATACCAGCGAAGGCAATAAGGCCTAGCATTGTTCTCCAAGTTGATTCACCTCTAGCCTTGAACACGACCAGTGAAATAGTGTAGGCTAGAATTGCGGCATCTATGAACACAGCAGGTAGCCACTGAATAACCTGTGGGATTCCAGTCCACTCTGATACATCATAGATACCAGTGAAGGATACTATGAAGGAGCTAACCATTAGCAAGCCAACCAAGATAACCGCTGTTGCTAGAACTGGAATTGCATCAGGGTTTATTCTTGTGCCATTATAATTGTTTTCAGGTTTGATTTCTTCACTCATATACTTGTGCTCCTTCTCATCATAGATAACTTTCTCTGGTTCTTGAATACTATAAAATCCGTTTACTTCATTTTGTAATTCCATATTTATCTGCGAACTCCTCCATATCTTTTTCAAGTCGAACTATTTCTTTTCTAATTGCTTCTATGCCTATGTCCAATAGTTCCAGCCTAGTCTCTAGGTCTATCTCATTTTCCATCTTTATCCTTTGTAAAATAATTTGCAATCATACCGATTATAACAGCACCTACCGACAAAGGTATTGTCCAGTAAAGCACGAAGTGATTATAGATTTGTTTCACTTGTAGGCCACTTTCCATCAACCACCAGCAAACCAATCATTGCGTAGTTAGCTAGGTCCATAAAACTATCCCGCAGTGGTTCATTCACAGCGGTCTGATTCCTATCCACTAAGTGGTTTATGCGTGCCATCTTATCGTGCATCCGCACTCGCAGTCCGTTGATTGCTCCTCCTGGGGCATCAGCAATGTTGCGTGGTCCGTAGTCCCTGTGCTTTTGTAGCAGTAGCTCAGCATTGTAATCAAAGTATCCTCGCACAACGGAGTCAAAGGATGGGTTGGGGTTTGGTGTGACTTGGCTGAGCTTTGCAAAGAAGTCGTAGTCATCAAGCATTTAGTGCCTCCTCAATCATATCAACCAGTGCGTTAGTGTTCTCGGTTAGAAATCCTGGGTCTTGCTCGTTGAAGATATCGTAAACTCTCTGCAACTTTTCCCTAGCTTCTGTATTCAGAACGTGTTCAACATAATCCTCTGGTGTCCAGCGTGGTGGGTAAAGCTCCTTGTCTCGTTTCCATTCTAGATACTTCTCTACTTCCGCAATGTCAATCATTTGTCCTCCTCTGGTGGTATTGGTGGGTAATTCTCTTTGAGCCATTCTTCATTCATCTTAGACATTCTTCTCCTTCTTTAGTGTTCTGTTCATATTTAGTTGCTTCTCAACCAAGTTGCTAAGTTGTCCCTCATCATAAGTATCTCTTGCCAGTATGTCATAGACCTTGACTAGCTTCTGCTGACCACGCCTTCTGATGCGGTCAAGCACCTGTTGGTTTAGCACATTGCTGTCGCTGTGTGAAAGCCACACAACTGTTGAGCATACATCTTGTAGTCCGTCCACGCCTTCAGCAATCGCAGGGATTACCGCAACGATATACTTTAGCTGTCCGTTCAGGAACTTCTGCTTGGCTTCCTCACGCTGTTTTTGGTTGGCCTTACCTGACCACTCGAAAGCAATCTCCGACTTCTTATTCAGCCTACGAGCCACCAGTCTGGCATACTTCTGGCTGTCTGTCAATAAGAGCATTGGCTCATCTGGATTATCCTCAATGATTTCCATCAGTGCTTTATACTTGGTGCTCACAGACTCATCATCAAAGTCCACGTTGCCCTCAGCGTTTATCACAGGTGTTGCTAGGGTAATCTGACGTAGCCTTATCCTTGCGGCAACTGGCACTTCAGCAACTAGTGGATTGTCTTTGAGCCACACAACCAAGTCCTTCTCGAACTTGTCGTATATCTTACGCTGTGATGGAGCTAGGTCTACATACCTAATCTCTTCCACAACATCTATCTCTTTGTCTGGGTAAAGCCTGACGTAAGAAGGCAGGGCACTAACAAACCTCCCAGCATCCTTCTCGCCAACTATCTCGTGCTTAGTAAACGGAGAGTATCCCATTTCACACCAGTCGTAAGCCCAAGCCCAGAATGATTTTGGTATTAGGTCAGGCCATAGCCAACGACTCACTGCCCAGAATCCCTCGAACTTATTGCCGTAAGGTGTGCCACTCATTGACAGTTTGTATCCCGCCTTCAGCTTCATAAGTGCTCGATAGGATTTGCTGTGCCTGTTCTGTGCGAAGTGGCACTCGTCCACTACAACTAGGTCTGGTTTGTAGCCTTCCCATTGCTTGCTCCTAAAGTATTCACGACCAATAAAATACCAACCCTCTTGCCCTTCGTAGAGATTACGCAGGTGCTTGAGTCCGTTCTTGCTACTGTCAATCTTGTGTAGCCCATTAGCTTGGTAGTCTGTCTGCCTTTGTATTGTATCGTGCCAACCCCAGAAGGTGTTGAGTGGACCTATGATTAGGTTAGTCTTAGTCCCAAGCCCTAAGGCTGTCTCGGTAGCCATCAAAGTCTTGCCCGTCCCCATAAGGCTGGCGTTGAGAGTCGCTCTGGTAGGCTCTGAGATAGTCTTCTCTACTGCCTTCATCTGTTTCGTATCCAGTGTCAGCTTCGGTAATTTCGCTCTCAATGGTCTCCTTTCTTATGTTGTAATAATGTAGCCAAACTAAAAACATTGCTATACTAAGTATGCCTACCAATATCCCTCCAGTGGGTCTATGTTATCCCCATTGTCAGTTAGATAGTTCTGATAAAGAATCTCTAGCCTTCGCTCTGCTTCTTGAACGCTTTGGAAATACTCACGACCAGAGGTGCGATAACCAGATAGCCAGATATCGCCACCACTATCAACGCCCAAATCAACGTTGCGACCAGTGATGTCAGAATAATAATCGGAAAGATTACTAACCAGTTCACAAACCTCATCAAAATTATCATCAGCCACGAGCCTCCTCCAATACAGTATCCTTGTAGCCCAGCTTGTATAGCTGAACCTGAATCCACATATCACCTTCAACACAGGAGAAGTTCTCTCCGTCATCATCTATTGTGAATACACCATAGCCACTCAAGCCACTCTCGCCAAGCGAGTAAGCCTTGATATTGAAACTGCCATCATCATTTTTATAGAGCTTCCACTCTGGGTGTGGATTGAGCGTATCGCCGTCATCACTTAGCATAGCTTCATTGACCAGCTTCCTAGCTGTCGTTGGGTCTGATGAACCATAGGCAAATCCAATCTGCCTTGCTGTCTGACCTGACGCTAGAGCTTGCCTGACCGCTTCAATCACTGCTTCGTGTGCCTCAGCGGTTTCGTCTATCACCATTTGCTGTGCCCTCTTACGAGCGTTGGCTAGTGCCACCTTCTCGTATGCTCTGGCAACCCTAATCTGGTTGAGCACATCATCATTTTTATTAGCCTTCATACTACCTCTCATCTTAGCATACTTCTATCCAAATCACAACTGTATTTGGGTAGCGATTCCAATATAAATCTTAGCCTGTCGGATAGACTATCCCATTTGTCGAACAAGAACCCCTTCATACCATACCAAACATCATCTTCATCAAAGTAATCGTCCTTGTATCTGATAGCGAACTCCTCAGCCTTAGTGAGCCTGAAAGACTCACCATACTCGTAGCTACCACCTTCCTCACAGACATAA